CCGAAGAATCGTAACAAACGACATTGTAAATAACTCTCGGATAGCGACTGATTTTCAAAGAATCAATCAAATCTTCTTCCTCAGAAGATTGTCTCAAAAGTTCCTTTCGATGTTCACAGACAGGACATCTTTTTTTGAAAGTCTTGGCCAAACAAATAATCATTTTGTCTTCAGGACCGATTCCCCCATGAGCATATACTTCCAACTTGTAAACATCAGTTCCTTCTTCGATCATCCCGAGCTTAACCAATGGATCATTCGGTCCACAAAAGTAAGGAATGATATCGATAATATGATCTCCTTCTTTACATCTCCAAAACTTGACATCGAGACCATCTTTGAAAATTCCTGTTCCGACAGAATCCGCTCGATCGTGAGTGTCCTTGATTTGTTTTCTGGTGTTTCTGCCGTACAATTCCCTTCGAGACATTTTCTTTTCCTTCTTACTCTTCTTCGCCATTCTCGTTCTCCCTTTCAAATTGCTTTTTTGTTTCAAAATAACTTCTGAAAATTCCAGAAGACAAAATTCTGATCAGAACATACAGTCCCAACAGAATCAAAATTGAATAAGTAATTAAACTGAATATTGAATTGAACATTTATCCCCTTCTCTTTTTCAATCCACTTTTTTCTCGATGGATTTTACTTATTTTCTCTGAATGTTTTTTGTAAGAGTCCTCCTTTGCTTGGGCAGGAATTTTAGGCTCTGAATAGTATCCCCCAATCCAAAGACTGGTCATACTTTCCAAAGCCTTCTTCTTATGTTCCATGGCCCACTTGGCAGATTCTAACACATTAACTTCTTCATTTGCTTCTATCAGATCTTTTTGAACTTCTTTGAATTCGGATTTTTTTCTGATCTCCGCATCAACAATATTTTCAGTAAATTTTTCTCCTTTCTCAATAAAAGATTTTCTTACTTCTCCATCCAACTCGGCCTTTAACACTTTCTTTTTTTGCCAAGTTAAATCTCTTTTTCTGACAGCTTCCGCATGCTTTTCAGCCCATTTCATATAAAGCATGGGCTGTTTTTCCCACTCCTCGTCCAAGTTGTATTTGTCGATTTCAAGATCACTTTTATATGAAGACATACTTCACCTCCTTTCCTATATATATTATAATAAAAATTTTTAAATTTTAAAAAATTATTCAGATTGTACAACTCTATAACAAGCCAAAGTCAGTCCCGCTTTTTTGATATACATAAACGATTCTGAAAACTCTTCTATAATCAATGCTGCCCGATTGTTTTCTCCTTTCATCAACACAGAATTCATGTATCCTAAAACAGCATATCTCACATTTTCCGGTTCTTCTTGAATACCTGACAATATAGATGTTATTTCTTTCCATTTTGTTCTGTCCGACAACAAAGAACGACAAAGATCAATGATCCCTTTCTTGCTTACAATAGAATAGTTCTGTACAGCCTCTATCAAATCATCATCATTTTTGATATTGATGACTGAATCTAATATGACTAAAGCCTGGCGAGGACTTCCTTCAGATACTTTTACAATTTCCCTTAAAGCATCTTCTGAAATCTCAATCCCTTCTTTTTTGCAAGTTCTTTTCAATAGTTTAAATGTTTCCCTGGTAGATAAAGGACTAACATAAAAAGTGGAGCATCGGGTTTTTATAGTTCCGATTAGTTTTTCAGGATCAGTAGTACATAAAATGAAATATACATGAGACGGAGAATCTTCAAGATATTTCAACAAAGCATTCTGGGCATCTACCGTTATTTTTTGGGCCTCATCCAGTAAATAAATTCTACATTTTCCCGCCATCGGAGCAGAATACATCTGTTGGGCAATTTCTCGTACTGTATCAATCCCTCTTACATTAGCCACATTTAACTCAACAAAATCTTGATCCGAACAATCAAGTTCTTTCTTCAATATACGAGCAAGGGTTGTCTTTCCACATCCACTGGGACCGCAAAATAAAAAGGAATGAGGAATTTTCTTTTTCGGCCTGCTAATAACTGACTTTAAAGAAGTCAATGTAGAAGAATTTCCATACATCTCATCAAAAGATTTCGGACGATATTTCAAATCAAGATCTGCCATTGCTTTTCCTTTCAAATCTTTTAATAGCTTCTATTATGATTTGAATACTTCCCGTATAATAAAAACTTTCCAATCGGCTTCTCACTCCTAATTCAAAAATTGTTTCTTCTTTGACAATTTCCTTTTCAACTTCAGTCAAACTGACTTCTTGATTTCTGCCAAAAGCAGTATGTCCTGCAAAATATATTTTCAAACTTTCACTTCCTTCTTTTCATACCAACTTCCATCAACCGGAGACATTTCGATTTCAACATTCAAAGGGACAATAATCCAGTCAAACTCTTCTCTGATTTTTTTCTCCATTATTTGTTTAGTCAGCATTATAACTTCTTTTTCTTCCTCCGGAATTAAGTCAAAAACAATAGAATCGTGAATTTGCCCGATTATTTTTGTATTTAACTTTCTTTTCCTTAGTTCTTTCCCAATTTCTATCAAAGACCACAATAGGCAATGAAAAGCAGTTCCTTGAATTGGATAGTTTGTTACTTCCTTATAAGACATATATCCGGTAAATCGAAAACCTAAAAAGGATTCAATATATCCTTTTCGCTGATACTCTTCATTTATCTCATCTTTCCACTTCTTGTAGTGTTTAAAACGCACATTCCAAAAATTATCTTCTACCTCTTTACAGTGCTCCTCAAACAAGGAATAAGCGTTCATCTTTATTTCTTTTAAATGCTGATGAACTGTAATTCCAGAAGTAGTTTTCAATTTCAAACAATTTGTCCATAAACTTCTAGCACAGCTTTTGTACCAATCTCCATAGAATTGAGGAAACACCCAATTGTTCTTTCCATAGAATCGGATCTCTTTTGAAACTTCTTCTTTTGGAAGTTTCCATATATCCATTGCCGCATCTCTATGCATATCAGTAGAAGGATCACATATATATCTGATAAGAGATTTGTCTTTGGTATAACAGGCGGCTATACAAACTTCTATCCCAGAATAATCCGCCTCCGTTATCTTGTTTCCTGGACTTGGAATGATCCCAGTCCGGGTTATTCTTTTTGCTTCTTCTTCTCTTACGGGTATATTTTGAAAGTTGGGGCGGGAAGATCCACTGCGAAAGGTTCTTGTTACATGAAGATCAAAGAAAGGATGAATTTTTCCATCCACTAATTCTCTGATAAATTGGGCAAGATAAGTTCCTTTTATCTTATCAAGTTTTCTCAGTTCTAAAAGTCTTTTAACAAAAGGGATATTTATCTTTTCCAAAGAATCTTTGTCAACCGATTGAAGACCGGATTGAGTTTCTTTCACTGAAGTTAAATCCATAACCTTAAAAAACAAATCCCTTAAATCTTTATCTGATCTTATGTTCAATTCTCTTCCTGTTTTTCTTTTGAATAGAAGAGACTCCTTTCCTTCACTCAATCGCTGTTCCAACTTCTTTATTCTTTTTGCAAGAGACTTGTCCTTACTGAGATAATATTCTGGATCAACTGATACTCCCTGTATTTCCACTTTGGAAAGAGCCTTCAATCCCTTATGAAAAAAAGAATAAGCCTTTCCGAGTTTTTCATTCTTCTTAAAAACTGAAATCTGTTTCTTTCCTAACTTTCTTGTGAACAAAGCATCCAGCCCATTATACAAAAGCAACTTCTTCAAATCTACTTTATCCAAAGAGTTAATTTCTTTTGGAGAACTTGTTTCAATATATCTTTTTACTTCTTGATCATAAGGATAAACTCCCCAATTAATATAAGATTGGAATTTCAAAGAAGAATATTTTTTTCTATTGTCTAAAATATGAGCTCCGTTCATGGAACATAACTTCCAAGAGTTGGCCCCAGTTCCAAAAATAACTTTGCTCCAGACTTCTTCAAACTTCAAGTTATGGGCAATCTTCCTTATGTTTCTACTTTTTAGAATCTTAATCCATAGTTTGTAAATTCTTTTCTTTTGTTCTTCTGTCCAGTGAGGATATTCAAGAGGAAAAGAAAAAGAATGTTGACTGCTTTTTGATATAGCGATTGTCCAAATCTTTTGTTTCTCCCCAAAAGGTCTCAAACCAGTTGTTTCATAATCGAAGCTGATCAAAGAAGAAGACCCTAACAAATGTAAAAGAAAATCTTCAACTCGGTAAAAGTCGAGACCGAATTCCACATACTTATTGTAATCCTGGAATTTCAATTTTCTTTTCTTTGAAATCTTCACTAAAGCCTTCCAAACATCTCTTTCAAAAACGGACCACAAATTCTTATCATAAGAATTTCTCAAAACATAAGAAGGATGAAACATCGGAAGAATCCAAGCATTATACCTTGAATCAGGAATACATAATCCTCTCCATCTGTTGATTGTTAAGTCGGTAAAATAACCCTGATAAAAGGATTCAACTGCTGCTCCTCCCATCAGCCATATATATTTCGGTTTTAAATCTTGA